CTTCCCATGCTCCAAACCTCTTTACGCCACGATGACCAGCGACACCTTGGTGCCGGTGCCGGATTTCGTGCTTTATCAGGATCAGGCGGTCGAGCTAGACATACTCTCTGACCGCATAGACGGGCTTGTAAAGGCTTTGCGCGTCAGGGGCGTATATGACGCAAGCCAACCCGCGTTGCAGCGTCTACTGACTGAGGGAGACAACAATTCGCTGATCCCTGTCGATAAGTGGATGGGCTTTAGTGAGAAAGGTGGGCTGAAGGGCAGCATTGATCTTCTGCCTTTAGATACCCTGGCAGACGCTCTGATGCAGTGTTACCGCGCCCGAACCGAGATCAAGAACCAGATTTACGAGATCACGGGTCTTTCGGACATTATTCGCGGCAGTTCGATGGCAAGCGAAACCGCGACAGCGCAGCAGATCAAGGGTCAGTACGCGTCCATTCGTCTTCGCTCCATGCAGGAAGACGTAGCCCTGTTCGCAACGGAGCTTTTGAGGCTAAAGGCGCAGATCATCTGCACGAAGTTCCAGCCGCAGACGATTCTTCTGTACGCCGCAGCGCAGCAGATGCAGCCTGTTGACCAGCAGATGATTCCAGAAGCATTGCAATTGATGGGCGATAACCCTTTGCGGAGCTTCCGCATCGAGGTGGCTGCTGACTCGCTGGTGCAGCTGGACGAGCAGCAGACTAAGCGGGATCGTATGGAATTCATACAGGCTTTTGGTGGATTCCTCCGCGAAGCCCTGCCGGTAGCCCAAGCCTCGCCGGAAATCACGCCCATGTTGATCGAGGTGATGAAGTTTGGTATTAGCGCGTTTAAGCAAGCGAAACCGATGGAAGGTGCGTTGGATGCTGCTCTGGATCAGTTGAAAGAAAAGCAAGCGCAGCCGCAGCAACCTCGTCCCGACCCCGAAATGATGAAGATGCAAGCGCAGCAACAGGCAGATCAGGCCAGAGCGCAAGCAGATATACAGGCCGCACAAGCCAAGGCGCAGTTTGACGGGCAAATCCAGCAAGCGAAGATACAGGCCGAAACGCAGATCGAGCAGATGAAGATTCAAGCCGCGGCTCAGACCGAGGCGCAACGCCAGCAGTACGAAGCGGCAATGGCGCAGCAGAAGTTGCAGTCCGAGGAGCAATTCAACCGTTGGAAAACCGAGCTTGAGGCGGCGACCAAGATCATGGTTGCCAGAATCGGGGCTAATCCTGGCCTTGATATACCCGCGATGGAGGCTCAACAAGCCGCATCCGAGAAGATCACGGCAGAGCTTGGCGATCGCGTATCTCTGGCGATGAGCAGGATGGCGGATATGCATGAATCCATGATGGGTCGGCATGACGAGACGATGAACCAGATGGGCGGGATGATGCAGATGTTGGCCGCGCCTAAACGGATTATTCGTGGCCCGGATGGACGAGCCGCTGGAGTTGAGGTGATGACGCAATGATAGTGACCACCACAAAAGGCGATATGGACGATTCCCTGTTAAACAAGAAAGAGGGAACCATTGACAACGACAACGAAAATACCACTTGGGTTGAGTATTATCTAAATGGCGAGCTTGTGCATAGGTCGGCTCATGTCAGCCTGAAAAAGCCGTTAGTTTCAATTTCTGAGGTTGGAGGATTTAATGGCTAATACGCAAGCAATGTGTACCAGTTTTAAAGGCGAAATTCTGTCCGGAATTCATGCGCTTGGAACCACTGTCATTAGAGCCGGAACCGGAGCCGACACGCTGAAAGCCGCTTTGTATCTGGCAAGCGCAACGGTAAATGCAGCAACGACCGCATATAGCGCGACAGGCGAGGTTTCTGGCTCTGGATATAGCGCAGGCGGCATAACGGTCACAAACGCCACCGCGCCTACTACAAGCGGCACGACGGGGTACTGGACGCCAAGCGCAAGTTTTACTTATACCAGCGTGACATTAGCAACTGCTTTTGACGCCGTTCTCGTTTACAACTCAACCCAAAGCAACAAGGCGATCAGCGTTCACACGTTCGGCAGCCAAACCATTACGGCGGGGAATTTCACACTGACCATGCCAACCAGTGACGCAACAAACGCGCTGATCCGAATTGCCTGATAAATGGCACAAGGCGCATGGGACACCGGAACATGGGACGCTGCCCTATGGGATAGCTTACCCGTCACCGGCAATACCGGAACAGGTAGCGCAGGAACCCTGGGAGTCTCTGCTGCTGAGGCAATTACCGGAGTCAACGCGACTGCTGCGGCAGGAACAGAATCTCCCAGCATTACTATTGCCATTTCCGGCGTACAAGCCACAGGATCTGTCAACGGAGAAGGCGACAGCATCATGGTTGCCATTTCTGGGGCAGAAGCTATTGGCAGCGTGGGGACGGTCATTGCAGTTGTCCCGCCAATCATCATTATTGATGACACCCATGACGGAGACTATAAGGGCAAGAGGTTTGCAGAAGAGCGCGAAAAGAAGGAAAAGCGCAAGCGTGATCTGATTGACCTATACGAGCGGGTGGTAGAAGGCAGACCAGAAATAGCGGCTCAGATAGTCGAGCCGTATGTAAAAACGAAGGCTAGAGGGCAAGAATCCGCTCCTTTGGTTAAGCAGGTGGATTTCGACAAACTGATGCGGGATATTGCCAAGGTTGAAGCACTTTATGCCGAGCATATTGAAATGGACGACGAGGAGGTCTTAGCACTGCTATGAGACAGAGATGGATTTATAAAGACGGCGAAGCGATAGAGGTCGAGAAATACGAACCCGAAGCTCGCACGTACATCATGCCGGATATTCAGCCCTATCAATCGATGGCGGATGGATCAATGATTATGGGGCGAAGACAGCACCGGGAGCATCTGCGGCAGCACAATTGCATTGAAATCGGCAACGAAACGATGGAAACGAAGAAAGCTCCTCCGTCCGATAGTCGGCGCGAAGTCTTGAGAGCGCAACTTGCAAACATGACCAACCGTGAAGCCGACAAGATTCTTCACAAAATGAGAGAAGAAGTCCGATTTACCCGCCGTTAACCCCCACAGGGAGAATTACAAATGTCTGATGATCTGAATTCAATCGTACCCGTAGAGAACGCCGATGCTAGGCGCGAACTGCTTACGCAGCAGTTTGAAGACGCCGAACAAGCAACAGAGCCAGCCAAAGCAGAAACCGCAGCAAAGCCACGGGACGAAGCCGGCAAGTTTGCCCAAACCGAACCAGAAGCGGTTGAAGAACCCGTCTGGAAGCGTCCGCCTGCCAGCTGGAAAAAGGATTATCACGAAGCCTGGGCTACCGCCGACGACCGGCTAAAGGAATACGCATACCAACGCGAAGAGCAGATGAAGGCGGGTATCGAACCGCTGAAAGCCAAAGCGCAGTTTGCGGACGAAATAAACGAAGTTGTGCAGCCGTATATGCAGACGATTCAAGGTCTGGGGATTGACGCGCCAAAAGCCGTTAAAGCTCTATTGGAAGCCGATCACGCGCTCCGATACAGCACACCTGAACAGAAATTGCAACTATTTGGTAGACTTGCACAACAATATGGTGTAAATCTAGGACAGGGTTTGCCACAACAAACGCCTGTTGATCCAACGGTTTATGCGCTTCAAAACGAATTAAATTCGGTTCGTGGCGAGGTAAATAACTGGAAACAGCAGCAAGAGCAAGCACAGAATTCGGCCTTACTTGGGGAAATCAACCAGTTTTCCCAGAAGGCAGAACATTTTGAAGAAGCTAGGCCGGTCATGATCCAACTCCTACAGAGTGGAGTCGCTACCGATCTTCAAGATGCATACGATAAAGCAGTACGCTTAGACCCGAACCTTTTCGAGACGATTCAACAAAGCAAACAAGCCGAGGTTGACGCGCAGAAAAGAGCAGCAGCGAATAAGGCTGCTAAGTCGGCAAGGGCGGCAGCGGTCAGCGTGAGGGGTTCCGCACCCGGAACCATAACGGCTACCAAAGCACAAGACAGACGTTCGCTTCTTGCAGAGCAGTTTGACTCCATGAGTGAGCGACTTTAAAACCTTTTAAGGAGCTTAAAAATGGCTTTCGCCAATAGCTCGATCAGTGACATCATTGCGACCAACATTCAAAGTCGCAGCGGTGAACTGGCCGATAACGTAACATCGAACAATGCGCTTCTGCGTAGGCTGAAGGAACGCGGAAATGTGAAAACATTCTCCGGCGGTAACGTCATCCTGCAAGAAATCATGTACAACGATTCGACAACCAACAACACGAATAGCTATAGTGGCTATGAAGTGTTGAACGTGAGTCAAAATAGCCCGATTTCTGCTGCTCAGTTTTCGATCACCCAGTACGCTGCTGCGGTTTCCATCAGCGGTCTGGAGATGATTCAAAATTCGGGCAAGGAAGCCATAATTGATTTGCTTGATGGCCGTATGAACGTAGCCGAGGCTCAACTGGCTAACCGTATCGGTTCGGATATTTATTTGGACGGCACCGGCAATTCGGGCAAGAACATCACCGGACTCGGTGCTGCTGTTCCTGATGCGCCTTCGTCCGGTACTTACGGTGGCATTAATCGTGCCACTTTCACGTTCTGGCAGTCCGAGAAATATTCGGGCGTAACCGATGGCGGCGCGGCTGTTACTGCAAGCAATATCCAAGGTTACATGGATGCGCTGGCGGTTCAGTTGATTCGCGGTACGGATAAGCCTGATCTGATCGTTGCCGATAACAACTACTACAAGTTGTATCTGCAATCGTTGCAGTCGATTCAGCGGATTTCCGACTCTGGTAGCAGCACTGCCGGGGCTGGTTTTGCTTCGCTGAAATACTACGGCGCGGGTATGGCTTCAGATGTGGTGCTGGACGGTGGTATTGGCTCTGCCGCAACCGCTAACCATATGTGGTTCCTGAACACGAAATACATCATGTTCCGGCCCCATGCGGATCGTAATTTCGTGCCTATCGGTGGCGAACGGCAAGCCATTAACCAAGACGCTGTTGTTAAGCTCATTGGCTGGGCAGGAAATATGACGAGCAGTGGGCCGCAGTTTTGCGGTGTGCTGATCGCCTAAAGGAGAAATAAAATGGCATACACTTTTGATGACAACAAGGCCGGTCTGCTGCAAATCGCTCTGACCGATGCTGGCGTAACGATGGCTAACGGAACGAGTGCTATCCC